GGTTGTGTTTTGCTTTGACTGCTCTAGTGCGGATTCAGGCCACACCCATGCGCCGTAATTGTCCCAGCCTTCCAGCGCCTCCAGCGCCTGCTGCGCGGCTTGTCTCAGTGTGGTCATAGCATCCCCCACAAGAAACCTGCCAGGCCCGCAATGCCTACCAGGGCAAACAGCACCAGCAACGTGATTGCAATGCCAAACATCAGGCTTGCCAGTTCGTAATCGTCGTTGTCATCCATTTCAACCACCTGCAGCCAGGGTATGCCGAGGCCAGAGAAACGCGCTGCTCTGAACAGCACCAGCATCCTTGAGTTCCTCCACTGTCCACGGCTTTAATGGCGTTAGCCGTGTATGCCCCGGCGTCACAAACACTGGCATGGTGTAGTGAGGCAGTAATTTGATGCCGTTCAAGATGTAAACCGTATGTTCTGTCAATTCCAATCTGTCACTCATAGCGTTACCTTTCTAGTTTTAAAACCACGGTGCGTGTAGCACTGCACCGACCCATCCCCCAACAACTTCCAGCCTGCGTTCTCACCGCATAGCCGCTGAATCTTCTCCTCCACGGTGTCCACTCTTGCATCATGCTCAGACGGGCCGTCGAGCAAGTAGGCCGTGGACATGACCAAGGCGATCAACCCTGCTGCCAGCCAGTTCATGGCTTCTTCCCAAACTTCAGCACCTCCAGCCGCTCCCGGTTGGAACGTAGGGTGCAGTAGCGTTGGTGGATGCGCTCCAGCATCTTTACCCGCTTATGCACCAACTTTTCTTCTTCCAACATAGCCAGCAATTGTTCCTCGCTGTATTCGTTGGCCTCAAGATGGAATTTTCTCCAAGTCTTCAATTTTCTTCTCCAGGTCTGTAATGCGTTGCACCACCTTGTTGTAAGCCCGTGACGCACTGTTATGCGTCCGGGTGCGGATAGAGAGTTCAGCTTGCGCTGCCCTCAGTCTTGCCTTGAGTTGTATAATTTTGTTCATGTTGTGCTAAAGTTTACCACAGTTTGATGATTGTCAATTACTTTTTCGCTTGCATCATTCCTGTTGCTGTGCCGGGGTCAATGACAATCCAGCCGTTCTCATGGGCTTCAATCAGTCCAGCGTCAATAAGCGGCTTGATAAAAGTGCCATCTTCCCGCAAGATATTTCGCCATGTTTTGCTCTTGGTTCCAATGAGTCCATTCTTTTCGCCATGCTCAATCAATGCAGATTTGGTAAGGTACGGCGCACCCCCACGGTCTTCTGCACCTGACTCCCACCATGCTTTTTCAAACGACTTGAACCCGCTTGCCTTCTGGGTTTCTGGTGGCGGCTCACCTTTGACAATCACCGCACTGGTGACAGGTTCGCCATCCTCGTCTAGCCAGCCGGGTATCGCTATCGTTTCAAGTTCAACGTAGACTGACGCCGCCATCTCAGCATCCTTGCTCTTGCGCTGCACGATCTGCATGGCAACCCCTGGCTTACCGGGAATGACGCTGATCTCAATGTCCAATGCGCCACGCCATGCGCTTGAGCCACGGGCACGGTGCTGGGCTTCCTCGCTGACGCCTGTGTGGTGAACCAGAATCACTGTGCAGCCAAACTCTTGCATAAGCGCAGCGCAGGCGTCCAGCATGGTCTTGGCGTCTTGGGCGCTGTTCTCGTCACCAGCCATAAATCGGTGCAAGGTGTCCACGGTGATTACGTCAGGCTTGATCTTGAGTGCGCGTATGGCCTCGACTACCTGCAAGTAACCGGCTGCGGTGTTAAGGTCTACGCCTGACTTGCTGACCCACATATTAAGGTTGCTGACACTGTTGTGGTGCTTCCAAGCTGCTATGCGGCTTCGCAGGCCGTGATGCCCTTCGCCAGCAAGATAGACCATGTTGCCGGGTTTGACTTTGTGTCCATGCCAGTTTGCCTTGCCACTGGCAATGTGCAGCATCCAATCCAAGGTCACAAAGGTCTTGCCCCCACCGCTAGGGCCATGCACCATTACAAGTGCCTTGTCCTGTATCCAGTGCTTTACAAGCCACGCAATGGGCGCAGGCTGCGCGGAAAAGCCATCGGCATGGATAAGGTAGTCAGTAGCCACTGGTTTCAACAGCAACGCCAAGTCATGCCCCGCTTGAACGTAATCGTTGGCGTCCCCTTGAGTCGGCGGCATGGTCATGCGTACCCCAAATTTTGCTGATGCTTGTTCTGCGTACCGTTGCCCAACGCCTGACGCATCGTTGTCTGCCACGATGCAAATGTCCAGTGTCGGGTGCGCTGTTTTTAAGATGCCTGCCACTGACACCAAGTTGCTGGCGCTGTAAGCCACGGCACAGGGTTTACCCGTAACCTCCGCTATGGTGGCTCCAGTAGCAAAGCCTTCAGCAAGGTACAGGGTATCGGCATCTTCCAAGTGGCCCAGCATCCAAAACATGGAGCCGGTCTGTCCACCAGGGTGATACTTTTTGTCGCCGTCACCGCCAATGTATTGGATGCTGGAGAGTTCGCCGCCTGCGTTGTACAGTGGAACCATCAAGCGCCCATCGCCCGTCACCCTTGCGCCGTGAGGCTTGATGCCCTTGCGCTGCAAGTATGGATGCTCTGGATTTGCTGCGCTGCCCTCTGCCCAGATAATCTCCACCGTGTTGGCGGCAACTTCACGGGTCTTTTTCTGCTCTGCGTCCCGCTTGGTCTTGGCCTCTGCCAAGCGTCTGGACTGCGCCATTTCCTCGGCAACTGTCAGGCTGCGCCCAATTTCTGCCCTCCAGGTCAATTCAATGCCAGAGCGCCAACAGCCAAAGCGCCCTGCCGGTACGCCATCACTGAAGGCAATGTACCAACCGGGCTTGTCGTGCCCTGCCTCGCCCTTGGTTCCGCTGCTGAATCGGTGGAGTTTGCCATCTAGGTGAATGGCGTCTGGTGGCTTCAAGCCTGCGCCTAGTATGGCGTCTTTGAGTTGATCCTCTGGTGCGATAGGCGCTTGTTGCGCTGGCGGCGACCAGGGGCCACCAAGGATGCTTGCGAGGTCTGTCATTTATTTTTACCTTGTTGTGAAAAAGTTGTTGACACTCTACCATGAACCTGTGCTATGATGCAAGCACGCCTCGAACTGAGTCCAGACGGAGGCGCAAACTGAAGGAGAAAGCTACATGGCTATTTCGTTAAAACGTACCAGCGGCATCAGTGCCAATGGCGTGAAGTTGCTCGTTTACGGGCAGGCAGGGGCTGGCAAGACCAGCTTGATTAAGACATTACCACAGCCCGTGGTTCTGTCTGCGGAGGGCGGGTTGTTGTCTATACAAGATGCCGACTTGCCCTATTTGGAGATCACCAGCATGGATGACTTGCGCGAGGCTTACGCATGGGTAGCGGATTCTGATCACAAGTCGGTGGCGCTGGACTCTATCTCGGAGATTGCCGAGGTTTGTCTTAACCATGAGAAGAAGGTCAACAAAGACCCTAGGGCGGCATACGGAGCCATGCAAGAGCAAATGGCAGACATTATTCGCGCCTTCCGTGACCTGCCTGGACGCCATGTTCTGATGACCGCTAAGTTAGAAAAGACGCAGGATGAGATGGGCCGGGTACTGTACAGCCCATCCATGCCGGGTAACAAGACAGGCCAAGCCTTGCCTTACTTTTTTGATGAAGTGCTTGCGCTGCGGGTCGAGAAGGATGCCGAGGGCAACACTCAACGGGCGCTGATGTGTGACAGCGATGGCATCTGGCTTGCCAAGGATAGGTCAGGCAAGTTGGGCGGTTGGGAAGCACCTGACCTGGGCGAAATCATCAACAAGATTGGCGGTGCAGCATGAAGATCAAAACCATAGCCCATATTCATCTTCAAAAATATTCGTGGGAAGAAAAAGGGGAATATCGAGTTGCCTCGTTTAAGCTGGACGACAACGAAAACCGCACCTATGTCGGTGAGCAAGAGATTGAGATTGAAGTCCCGGACAACTACGACCCAAGGGCGCAACAGATTGCTGCGCTGGAGGCGCTCAAGCAAAAGGTCATGGCTGACTACCATAAAAGCGTGATGGAAATCAACGACCGCATTGGCAAACTTTTAGCTTTGGAGGCAGCATGAACGAAACTTTAGAAGGCATGACATTGCGTGACTACTTTGCAGCGAAAGCCATGCAGGGGTTTATAGCTACTAGCAAAACTGACTACCTTGATAAACATATTGCGTTTGACGCATACAACTTGGCTGACGCCATGTTGGAAGCTAGGGAGGAAGAATGAACACACTCTACCAACGCTGGCTAGACGCCAAAAAGCTGGAAACCGCCGCAGTTAAAGACCGCCGGGAACTGGAAGACTCAATGGTTAAAGAGTTTGCCCTTCCTAAAGATTTGGAAGGCACTGTCAACCATGAGGTTGACGGCTACAAGATCAAAATGGAAGGCCGCATCAATAAGAAGATTGACTCCGACAAGCTGCAAATGTTGGCTGCGGAAGCTGGCCTGTCTGAACACCTGTCCAGCCTTTTTAGGTGGAAGCCCGAGATCAACGTAAAGGCATGGGATGCGGCTGCTGACGCTGTGACCGGGCCTCTGCTTGATGCAATAACGTCCACCCCTGGACGCCCTACTTTTACAATCACAAAGGATTAATCATCATGGCTTTCCTAGACGAAGAATTTAATGTTGACTCCCTGCCGCAAGGCACTTCCAACTTTGAACCATTGCCAGAGGGCTGGTACAACGCCACCATCACCGGCGCTGAAGTTAAGACCACTAATGCGGGAACTGGCAAGTACATCAACTGCAAGTACACCATCACTGGCCCGACCCATCAGGGCCGGGTGGTGTTTGGAAACTTAAACATAAAAAATCCCAGCACCAAGGCTGAGGAAATTGGCAGGTCGCAACTTGGCGAGATTATGCGAGCCATTGGCCTTGCCAAAGTGCAGGATACCGACCAATTGATTGGTGGCAACCTGGGCATCAAGCTGACCGTTAAGACGGGCGAGTACGCAGGCAATGAGATCAGGGGCTACCGCGCATTAGGCGGTGCTGCCCCTGCTGCTGTGACGCCGTTTAAGCCTGCTGGTGCAGCGCCTGCAAAGTCTGCTGCTGCTACGCCGAACAAGTTTGGCGCATCACCTTGGGCTAAGAAGACCCCTGCCTAAAAAAAGACCCCGCTTGTGACGGCGGGGTCAACCAACTTTCAGGAGAACAACGTGCAAATACCAGATGCAGAGATTACCATAACTTCCTTGATTGACCAAGCCCATGAGGAAAGATTGGAAAAGCCCCGCCCTCACATGGGGGCAAGCACCTTGGGCCACCACTGCGAACGGTGGCTCTGGCTAAGTTTTCGGTGGGCGGTTCAGGAGAAGTTTAAGGGGCGCATCTTGCGCTTGTTCCGGCGAGGCTTTAATGAGGAGGCCACCATCATCAGTGACTTACGGGCGGCAGGCATCCATGTCTACGGCACTCAAACCAAAGTGGACTTTGGCAGTCACGTATCAGGGAGCCTAGACGGTATCGGTAAAGGCGTACCCGGTGCGCCAAAGACTGAACACGTTTTGGAATTCAAGACCCATTCACTCAAGAGCTTCAACGACTTGGAGAAAAACGGCGTGGGCAAGAGCAAGCCCCAGCATTTCACCCAGTGTCAGGTTTATATGCACGGTACTGCACTGAAACGTGCGCTGTATGTTGCTGTTTGCAAGGACGATGACCGTATATACACCGAGAGAATTGAGTACGACAAGGAAGTGGCAACCAAGGCCATTGAGCGTGGGCAACGGTTGGCGCTTACTGACCGACTACCACCACCGATAAGCACTGAACCGACATGGTTTGAGTGCAAGATTTGCCCTGGGCATGACTTTTGCCACGGCAGCAAGACCACAAAGCACGTTAACTGCCGTACCTGCGCCCACATTACGCCGTTGAGCGATAGCACTTGGCACTGTGCAAAGTGGGATGACATTGTGCCGCTTGAGTCTCAACGTACCGGCTGCGAGGCCCATGTCCTGCACCCTGACCTAGTGCCCTGGAAGCGGCTTGAGGGGCCAAGCGATTGGGTTGCAGTCTACGAGATTGACGGGCTTGGCATTGCAAATGGTGAGCCGGGCGAGGGGGTCTATGGCAGCAAGGAACTGCTTGCTAATGCTGCGGCTTGCGCTAGTGGTGATCCGCTAATTGCTGAAGTAAGGGCTAAGTGGGATGGGAGGGTAGTGGGGTGAACAAGATTGAATTTGGCGATTGCCGAGAAACCATGCGCCGCTGGAAAGAGCAGGGCATTAAAGCGCAGACTTGCGTGACCAGCCCACCCTACTACGGTCTGAGAGACTACGGCCACGATGGGCAGATTGGCCTGGAGCAAACGCCCGACGAGTACATCAAGGCTATGGTCGAGGTGTTCCGTTGCGTGTGGGATGTGCTGGAAGATGATGGGACGCTGTGGCTGAACATTGGTGACAGTTACGCAACCGGAACAACGGCATCGCGCCAGCCGGGGACTCGCGGCATTGGTGCTGCAACGCAGGGTGAACAGGACGCAGTGCCGCGTATCGGCAACCCTCCCGGCTGCAAGACAAAAGACCTGATCGGCATCCCCTGGCTGCTGGCCTTTGCCCTCCGTGCCGATGGCTGGTATCTGCGCCAAGACATTATTTGGCACAAGCCC